AAGGGCATAGGTGCAATCATGAATCAAAACATCGCAGTTTTTAAAGTAAAAGCACATATTTTTACTATCGCAATTGTCGAGTGCGATAACAAGGGATACTTCATTCGTTTTAAGGATGTAATTATTGCCATTAAAGATGAAACCATCATTCATGGTGAAACTAGCACCTTTTTTAAGAAATGGAATAATACGTTCTGCTGGCGAAAATCCCATATTTTCTAATTCATTTCGATATAAGTCAAGATGGGGATATAGATACTTCATGTCTATTTGTTCAGTAATACGAGTTTGTGTGATTTTATATGCAAAACAAGGTATTCTATGATATACTTGTGCTGAATCAACACTATACTCGTAATTTCCTGAAAGATGTTTGGTCTGTAAAGTATTACGATTAATAGAATTATATTCTTTCACGTTTACTGTGTAGGTATTAATTTGTTTTATTGTAAAGTCAAGAAATGTCTTTAATCCCGACGGTCCATATATGGTAATCGGGTCTTTGCGAACATTATTTAATGAACATAGTAATCCAGGAAGTCCAAAAATATGGTCTCCATGAAGATGGGTTATATGAATTGCTTTTAGTTTCGTTATTTTCAAAGACGATTTCATGATTTGATGTTGGGTTGCCTCACCACAATCAATTAAAATGAATTCTGAATCCTGTAAAATCACCGCAATAGAAGTGACATTGCGGTGATTTGTGGGTTTTCCTGCTGATGTTCCTAAAAAGAGAACCTGCATAATGTTTATAGTAGATAAAATATATATTGATAGATTCTATTCAATTTTTCTGAAGTAAGAACCTAATTCAGTATCAAGAGTTAATAGTTCGTATTTATGAATATAACAAAACCAATTCAAAGCAGTGCGTTTGAGTATTTGTTCATGAGGTATTAAAACCCCCCACTTTTTATCACACAGATGTAGAGGTTGCTGTTCGAAAAACATCTCGGTCACAACCGCATCACCCATTTTATTTTTCACACCCACCATTTTAGCGTCTACAAGTGTCATATCACCATTACTACAACGTAAAGCACACCATTTACTCATATCATTCAAAAATAAAGACTCTGCTGTGTAATCGTCTGAAATCATTCGTGCTAAATAATCTATATACGATTTAATTACAGAACACTCTTTATTGGCACCGATAAAGTAAGGGTCCGGCGCAAACTGACATGAACCATTGTAATTTACATTTTCCACAACAAATGGAGCACTCATCGTCTTATAGAGTGGATATAGATTTCGTAAACAGAGAAATGATGGGGGAACAAAAATACCTCCATAATGATATAGAAGTTGCATCATTCCTAAATATCTTACCTTTTCGCGGAGGGGGTCACCAATCTTATTGAGTTCGGGTGTCCAGTTTGGCAAAAGTGCGTTGAATGAGTCATCATCAATCATACAGACTGTAAAGTCTTTTCCACACTCATTTAGGATACTCTTGATGGTAAAATACATATAGGGAATATTTAGGTCATTACTGTTTCGCGAATAGAATGAGGACCATTGACGGGCGTTTGTATTTTTTGGAACACATATCCATAGGATGGGTTTTTTGCTTTTCTGTAAGAGTTCTTGATTTATGATGTGTAGGTCGCGGATTTCTTGGTCTCGTTCATACTTGTCCATAAAACGACGATAAAAAAATCCGCTAATTAAGATGAGAAAAAATAATCCAAGTTTGTTGAGGATTTCCATTATATTATTGTAAATATTTAAATTTTGACATAAAGTGTTTGTTTTTTTCTTGTGCTTCCTCCATTTGTTTGGCCAGCATATATGCACGCTTAGCGCTTTCGCGCTTCTCTAGTTCCTCTTTATCATGAAGATATTGACGTGATTGTTGGTCGGTCATTGGAGTCATATCTTGACATCCTCTAAATGCTTGAAGTTGCGTGACTGTCTTAAATTGTTTGGATGGGTCATAGTCCTGTTCTGAAACAGGTATAACCGTTTCGCTATGTGCTATCTTAACATCCTCATATTGAAGTTTGCTAAAGAGAGAAGAACCATAGTGTTGAGGTGCTTGTCCACTTAAATCTGTTTGTGATGTATCTATCATATCCTCAACTCCATTGTATTTCACAATGTCTTTGGCTCTGCGTTTCTCTTCGTAAAATGCTTCCCTCATATCTGTCATATTTTTCACGGAGTGTGTTTGGTGAGATACACCTTCGTCGCTTGTTAACCATGCTTCGTAACCTTTTTCTTGAAACGCATTTCGCATTTTATGTTCTTCAAAGAGTTCATTGAATACTTTGTGAAAATCCTTTTTCTCTCTAATCTTTGCAATAAAAGCAGCATCTTCTTTGTTTCCATCCAAATCTTCTCGGATTGTTTTATTGGTTCGGTGTCGAAAATCGTTGATAAATAGAAGATATTTATATGCTTTGGCAAAAAATAAAAAAACATCAGAGTCAAGATTTGATTTATCAGGATGAGTCATTAAAACCTTCTTTTTGGCGTTTTTAAGATCGGATTCGTCAAATGTTTCTGTCAAATTAAATAAATTCAAAATATCATTCAGCGAATAATTTTCAATATCCAAATCAAGATTTTCCATTTTTATTTTAGTTTTCTATTTTATTTTTATGTTGAAGAGAGAAAAACAATAATCTGGATTTCAGAATTTAGAATTTAGATTTAAGAATTTAGTTTTTGGATTTCAGAATTTAGATTTCAGATTTCAGAATTTGGAATTTGGAATTTGGAATTTAGAATTTAGTTTTTGGAATTTGGAATTTAGAATTTAGAATTTGGAATTTAGAATTTGGAATTTGGAATTTAGAATTTAGATTTTAGAATTTGGATTTCAGAATTTAGTTTTTGGAATTTGGAATTTAGAATTTAGAATTTGGAATTTAGAATTTAGTTTTTGGAATTTAGAATTTAGATTTCAGAATTTGGAATTTAGATTTCAGAATTTAGTTTTTGGATTTCAGAATTTGGAATTTAGAATTTAGTTTTTAGATTTCAGAATTTAGTTTTCAGAATTTAGTTTTTGGAATTTAGAATTTAGTTTTTGGAATTTAGAATTTAGATTTCAGAATTTGGAATTTAGATTTCAGAATTTGGAATTTAGTTTTTAGAAATAAAAACAGAACTTATTTTTGAAAAATAGGCAACGAGATCATCATTTTTATAATCGTTTATGTAAAATATATTTTTAATTCCAGCAGCACAAAGTATTTTCATACAATTAATACATGGGTAATGAGTAATATAAACTGTAGCACCTAATGTACTAACTCCACGTTTAGCACAATCAGTAATGGCGTTTTGTTCTGCATGAATGGTTGCTTGTTCATGACCATTACGCACTTTTGATTCATGAGGACATCCAGGTAAAAATCCATTATACCCTTGAGCAATAATCCTATTGTTATTTACTAAAAGGCATCCTACATGAAGACGATTACAAGGAGAACGTTTTGCGGTAACTTGAACTATTTCTTTAACCCGTTTCAGATTTAAAATCTTACACGTTTAAATAAAAAAAAAATATAAATAATATATATATAATGATTGAAAAATTCATTAGTTATATAAATGATAAAAACAAAGCATATGTAATTTTCGATATAGGTTCGAGAGATTGTCAACAAAGCATTGATTTTTATAAAACTTTTCCAAATGCAAAAATATATGCCTTTGAGTGTAATCCAAATACTCTAGATTTATGTGAACAAAATATAATTCCTTATCAGGATAGAATTACATTAATAAAAGGGGCTGTTTGTAATTATGACGGAAATATAACTTTTTACCCAATTAATCAAGAAAAAACAAAAACAACATGGAAAGATGGCAATCCTGGAGCATCATCTTTATTCAAAAGTAATGGAAAATATACAGTTGAAACTTATGTTCAAGATGAAATAACTACAAATTGTCATCGATTAGATACTATTATGAATAAACATAATATTCCTTGTGTTGATATTATTTGGATGGATTTACAAGGGGCAGAATTATTGGCTTTGAAAGGATTAGGAAATAAATTATCTTCTGTTGAATATCTTTATACAGAAGTTTCTCATAAAGAAATGTACACTGGACAAGTAATGTATAAAGAATTAAATGATTATATGATTAAAAATAATTTTTCAATTTTGAACAAATTGAGGTTAAGTGGATGGCAAGAAGATGTGGTTTATAAAAAAAATAGCGACTTAATAAAATATGAAAAAAAAATATATTCTCAAAACGGCGAAGATGGTATCACATTAGAGATTATTAAAAGATTAAATATTCAAAATGGATTTTATGTAGAATTTGGAACTCAAAATGGTTCAGAGTGTAATACAAGGGTTTTGAGAGAAAAATATAACTGGAAAGGTCTATTAATGGATGGTTCACATCAAAATGATAATATTAATTTAAAAAAGGAATTTATTACAAGAGAAAATATACTTACTTTATTTAATAAATACAATGTACCAAAAAATTTCAATTTATTAAGCATTGATATAGACTTCAATGACTTTTATGTTTTACACAAAATTTTACAAAATTATTCTATGGATATAATTATATTAGAATACAATGCCTACTTTTATCCAAACGAAGATTCAATTATAAAATATGATCCACGTGGAGGATGGGATTATACAAATTATTTCGGAGCATCTTTATTATCATTTACAAAACTATTAAATAAATTTGACTATAGTTTAATTTATACCGAAAAAAAAGGAGTCAATGCCTTTTTTGTTAAAAATATCTATAATTCTTTATTTAAATATTCTAATAACTTAAGTATTCTTTATAATAGTGCAAAATATGGTCATGGTCCAAGAGGAGGTCATACTAAAGATAAAAAATTACGAAAATATGTAAGTTTCAATGATATTGTATCTAGCTTTGATATAGTGATACCAGTTGGACCAAAAGATAAATCAGTTATTGAACAGCAAATAAAACATACACAAAAAAATATTATTGGTTATAGAAATATTTATTTAATTTGCTATGATCCATCAATAACAATTGATGGGTGTATTACCATTAATGAAAATATTTTCCCTTTTAATATAGATACCGTTGCCGAACATCACGGAAAATTAGATAGAAATGGATGGTATTTACAGCAATTATTGAAATTATATGCTGGTAAAATCATTCCAAATATTTTAGATAAGTATTTAGTTATTGATAGTGATACATTTTTCTTGAAACCAACTACTTTTGTAGAAAATAATAAATGTCTGTATAATTATGGCACAGAATATCATAAACCATACTTTGACCATATGGAAAAATTAGATAAAGATTTGACTAAAATTGATAAAAGTAAATCAGGTATTTGTCATCATATGATATTTGATAAAAAATACATAGATGAACTTATTTCTAAAATTGAAAAAAATCATAATGAATTATTTTACAACATATTTTTAAAAACAGTGACAAATAAAAGCGGATCTGGTGCTTCAGAATATGAAATTTATTTTAACTATATGTTAAAGTATAATCCTGATAAAATACAAATTAGAAAATTAAGTTGGACAAACACGAATAAACTAGAATCTAATAGCAATTATGATTATATATCATATCATTGGTATATGCGATGAAACTTACAATATTTTTTACTTTTTATATATTTTTAATGGCCTTCTTCTTGTTGATACTTTTTCCCTTGGCTTCAAATGCGGTTTTTGTTCATACGCATATTTAAAAAAGTTGAGATATGATTTTTTGGGTATCCTTTTTATTGTTTTTTTAACAAAATGTTTCAATTCTTGAAAAGAAATTGAGTTGTTATCAATTACAAAGTAGTGTTTAAATTGACTAAACCAACTTTCTATAGCATTTGTTTTTGGCTTGTAAGGAACGCTGTAAAGTAGTTTATTTTCAGTTTCTTCTATCTTTGTTTTGATTGATTTATTTTTATGAGAACCACCATTATCCATAATTATCAAACAATTTTTAAATTTGTTATTTATAAATTTATTAATAAATTGTATCATTCTTTCAGAATTCATTCCACCTTTCTTATATAATTCATAACCGACTACACCTTTACTATTAATTGCACAAACTAATGTGTATTTTATAAAAACTCTATTATCAGTTGTTTTCTTTACACATCGTTTACCAAGATTACATCTAGAATAGTTAGAAGCCATTTCAGCATAGATAGAAGTTTCATCAATACTGATAATTTTAGTCAATGAATAATTATCTGTTTTTGCGTAAAAATCTTTCATTTGTTTTTTCAAATTAATAGGTTTATTATACCTTTTATCAGGATAATGTCTTCTAGTTGTTCTTTTTCTAGTTATGTTATTATCTCTTATCACTTCAGCTAAATGTCCTTTTGTTATATCAAAATCAGAATATTTATTTTTTAGTTTAGTCCATATAATACTTATTGAATATTCTTGATTTTTTTCAATTAATTTTTTGGCAAAATTAACATGCTTTTGTTTAATTTTATATGACATTGCTTTTCTATTTTTTCTCTCTAAAGTTCTGTTATTATTATAATCTTTTAACCACAAACTAAATGTTTGTCTAGAAACTTAAAAAATTTTAGCAACATCAGACTGACTTACATTATTATTTTGGTAGTATTCAATTGCAAGTAATTTGTTTCTTGAAGAATTATGGGGAGTTTCTGTCATATAAAATAATGTAAGATTTTAAATCTGAAACGGGTTAAAATACTCATTCCAACTTGGACGCTCCATATACTTTAATAATTCATTATTAATTTAAACTTTATTGAATAACGAATACATAATAAATGATTTTATTTAAAATCCAAAAAACCCAATTTTTGTTTTGCGATTTTTGCGATTTTTGCGATTTTTGCGATTTTTGCGAGTTTTGCGAGTTTTGTGTTGCGTTTTTGTATTTTCTTTTTTCAATGTTTTCTTTTTCATTTTTCTCTCTTCAGTTTCCTTTTTGCTGGCCTCCAACTCTTTAGGAACATATCGCAAAAACCACTCATTCCATTCCTTGCTTCCCTTTTTATCTTTAAGTTCCTCATATTTATTTGCCTTCTTTTCGCGAATGCTTCCTAAGGTTTCTTGTTCTCCATAACACTTAATACTAAATCGTTTAAGAACCCCCTTTTGTTGTAGTCTGTTTTTTTGCTGAACTTTGAAAAGAAATTCACACATACATAAGATACGTTCTTCGTCGTAATATGGACGGTCTGTGTATAAAAACGCCAAGTAGAAACTCAACATCGTGTCAATGGTGGCAATTTTAACATGCATCCCTTTTATCTTTACCACATTATAACTATGACAGGCAAGTGGTTCATAAATAAAGCAAACGGTTTCCTTACCCACACGCACATCATAGTGTGGAGCAACTATTTCACCAATAGCATCGTGATATACAATTTTCACCTTTGTGTAACCTTCATCTTGGAGACGGTCTTTGAGCAAATCGGCAGTTTGTTTGGGATTTTCAGAGAGAACATCGAAATCAGGAACCATGCGAAATTGTTCTTGGATATGTTTTGGCATATATCGTGAATAGAGCGAAATAGCGAATCCTCCGAAAAAAATAACCCCCATATTGATAAGCGAAGAACGTGTCACCATTGTAAGATTCTTATTTTCATCTTGTGATAATTTGGTATCTCGCTGAAATTCTGTCTCGTCGCAATTATATCCTCTTAGAGGATAGTTTTTATTTAAAAGAGATAGGCGTTTTAATACCTTTTCCCAACGACTTACATCACCTGCCGGTCGCGATAATTCTAAATACATGGACATGCGCAAAAAATTGGGCGAAGCATAGTGAATACCCACAATATTAATGCTATCGCGTAACAAGTTTTTATAAATTTCGGGGTCTAAATACGTGATATCTGCTACTGGAGTAAAATTTACGTAGACTTTATAGGTGCCTTTATGTACACCACTCTTTGCTTCCACTTCTACAAATCCCTCTTTTGCATAGATATCGGCAAGTTCTTTGGCATCCTCAATAGCATTCATTGAAAAAAAATCGTAATCGGGTAATTCTGTTTCCTTATCGTAAAACTTGTCATCGTCCGGTAATATATTGTTGATAGCAGTTCCACCATAACAGATAAGTTTTTTATCTCGTATAAAATTCTCTACTATAAATATCATTTTCTGCACCTCAGGTGAACTGACCAATTGTTTTCCGGTTATTTTATCTGCTTTGTCTACCGCATTCCGTAATATTTCTAATTCCTTTTCCTGATAAGAATCTTTCATTTTATCTATTTTATATATAGAATAGATATTTTTTATTTGATACAATAAAAAATAAATTAAATCGTAAAGTTATAGTAATCTGAGGTAATTGCGCGGTTACCAAACGACAATGCTGGGTCTTGCGGAGGAGGTGCCTTAATAGTGACCTTAATATAACGCAAATTCTTCGGTTTTAACACAAATGCCGACTTATTCTCGGCAAAGAAAGTCTCATAAAACTCCATATTGGCATCATAATTCTGATAACACATCCCTATCAACTGACAACCATACTTCATATGTAGAGAAGCAGGTGAATTTGTATCGTTTTCACTCATATCAGGCATAGTTAATGTCATATTCTTCTTATTATAGTCAATGAGTTCATTCATGTCTGGCGTGTATTTTACTCCATAGTTTCGGAGTGCCCGCATAAACATCGAGTTACTACATATATTTACATACTCGTCGAGTTTAGTTGACTCAAAACGATTATTGCTCTTGTCTACAACAATAATGACCTTTCCCATAAGATTACTCATCTCCACATTTCCTAGATTATTTCCGTTGTATTCATAACTGTATTCTTTCCCTAACATTTTATTATTCAATGTTTGGAGAAGAGCATCTGCTATCTGACTAATAGTGCCTTTATGAACGGTTTTCAGACGGAAATGGAGGAGCAAGGGGTCACTTGGATTCGGACAAGTGCCTCCCGAAAAGGCATACTGTTCGATGATTTTAAGGGCATCGAGTAATGGGATATCATTGAAGGATCCCTTGATGGTATAATCGTCTTGTGATGAAACGGCAATAACCGGACTGTCGTTCATGGAATAGATTTCAAAGTCAAGACAACGTGTTCCTTGACGTATAACCTGTTTCAATGCACACGTGCTAACGTATGTATTTTTAAAATCGCCAATAGCACAGCAATTATACGCTGTTTTAATATAATAATCGCGGAGTTTCATCCCCTTATTCTCGGGACCATTAACATTAAAATTCCCAACTTTTCCCATATCAGTGTAGATTGAGTCGATATCATCACAATGACGTGATTTATAACTGCTCTTTTTGTAGAAATAATAAATAACACCGATAATATTAATAGCAATAACAACAATAATAATAAATCTGACTTGAGTTTTTTTGTCAAAATCCATTACTTATACTATATAAATATAATTATATAATATAAGTATCCCAAATAATGGCAGGAGGATTATTGAATTTAGTCGCAGTCGGAAATCAAAATGTTTTTCTCACTGGTAATCCCAAAAAAACATTCTTCAAGTTTGTCTATGCTAAATATACCAATTTCGGTCTTCAGCGCTTTCGTCTAGACTACGAGGGTTCACGCAATCTCAACTTGAACGAAAAAACCCATTACACCTTTAAGGTAAAGCGCTATGCCGACCTTTTGATGGATACCTACTTAGTCGTGCGTATGCCGCACATTTGGAGTCCTATTTACTTCAACGGTAGTGCGGAACCTTATTGTCAGTATATTCCCTATGAATTCAAATGGATTTGCGATCTAGGAACTCAAATGATTGAAGAGCTAACAGTAACGTGTGGTGGTGAAACACTTCAACGGTTCACGGGCGAATATCTGACCGCACTCGTGCAGCGTGATTTTACTAATACTAAA